ATGAGCAAGAACTCGGCCTCGGATTCGCAGTCAATGACGTGGACATTCTTGGAGATTCGTTCTGCTCTCATTGTTTTTGGTTTAATGGTTAAGTGAGGAGCGGGTCATCGTAGAGGTCATCCAACTCAATCTTGAAGTCGGTCAAGACTTCTTCCACCCTCTCCTGCATATCTGGAGCATCGTGGAAGGTATGGTGGCGAAGTTCAGCGAGGGCGAGATACATTGCAGGAGCGAGACCACACATCTTGTGGTTCAGCATATCCTCCTCATTCTCCGTGTCAAACTCAATCGTTATCTTCGCCATTATGTTGTTTTAGGAGGTAAACGACCGCCTCTTCAAAGGTTTCGCCCAAAGATAACAACGCATCCCTCACAAAAAGGAACTCTTTTTTGTTAAATCGCAGGATAATCTTTTGAGCCTTAGCGTTATCCTTCTTCTCCTCCTCCTCTTCCAACTCTTTTTCAATCTCTTCGGGCATCTGCCACACCTCAATCCCGCAGTCTGCAAGGAGTTGAGCATCCCACTCGTTCGCAAGAGCCTCGTAGTCATAGTCCCCAAAGGACGAGTTGTCCTTCAGAGCAATGGCCTTCAGTTTCTCAATGTGCGTGTCTGCCGGTAGGACTTTGCAGGGAGCCTCCGTGTAATCAAGTTCCCTCAACGCTTTGAGCCTCATATTGCCCCCTATGACAACGAATGTATCGTTGTGTGGGAATACGATTAACTCGCGGAGAGAAAGCATCTCAGGGTCATCCTGGAGGCTTTTGACGAGTTTCTTGAATCTATCGTCCTTGATTAACCTGGGATTGCCGGGCAACCCTTCTATCTGCCCCGCGTTGTTGCGGAGTTGGTACAACTTGATGTCTTGTGCGTTCATTTATTTATACCCTATCGGGAAAGGAAAGTGCGATTCTGATGCGGAATTGATTTTGATGTACCCTTTAGGGTGCAAAAAAGGTGATTTTATGCCGTTTTATGACACATAGTGTGCTAAATTGCCCTTCTTTATGTATGTCCAGTTTTTTAGCAAAAAAACCAGACATTTAGGGCAAATCTATCTCCCCGAAGAACGGTCTTTTGTCCGTGCTTTTCGCTCCCTTGCAAGACCACAACGCTCTTGCAAACCAATTTGGAGAATGGGTTTCGGTCTTGATGCCGTTGGATCGGGAGCAGTAGTTGTCCCCCTTCGGAGTGCCGGGAGCAATCGTGTAGCCCGATGCCCCGAACTGAACGGTCTTCCCATCCTTGGTGGCCGTGTATTTCTTCCCTTTTGCGGATGACTTCGTAATCATCCAACCTCTGAACTCTGGCATAGCGTTTATTTTGAACGAATGATGACCATATCCTGCGGAGCAGGGGGAATGCCTCCGAAGTAAGCCGGAAGCGTGTAGGTGATAAGCGGGATGCGAACCTTGAAGGTGGTAGAATAACTGTTAATCCACACCGAAGCGTTGTTCCCCTGGTTGGAAATCAAGCACCACACCTTCTGACCAACGTAAACCGAGCATAGATAGCGAATCTCCCTGCGTCCGTTGATGTAGCAGGTGGCGTACATTTTGATGTACTGACCATCCTCATTCGGCCTCCAACAAATGCGAACGGAATTGCGCTTGTGGTATGGGAAACCCGACACGCCCCAGAGCTTGTTGATGCCGTACCCCTGCGTGCCGGTGTACTTGTAAAGGCACGACTCCGTGAACTCGTATTCCCTCTTCCAAACTGTTCCCATTGTGGGAAGCGTCGGGTCGTTCTCGGCCCAATTCTCGCCTTTTTTGATGAGGATTCGTTTATTCATATTTGTCATATCCTTTTAAAGATTTCCATTTTTCGTGGGAACTTCCAATAGAAAGTCCCGCAAAGAACCAAAGGACATACCCGATGCACACTATGATTAGGATCATTTTATGGGGGTTTATTTAAGCAAAGTTACTTATTTGTGGAAAGATATTTGTCAATAAAAGCAACGGTCTTCTCGTACGAATCAGACACAACAGAGAGATAGCCCTTGACATTCAATCTCTTGATCATCTCAAATTGCTCGGCAAAGTGTTCGGTTGCCGGGGTGATGCCGTCCTTCTTGAAGAACTTGACCCCCGGTCGCTTCAACTCAATGAACAAGCCGTGATAGCCATTCCGTGCCTCAAAGATGAGCAGGTCGGGGATGGCTCTGGACGAGCGGAGTTTGGAGGTCTTAACGGCAAGGCCCATAGGCATCCGTATGCCCGAAAGGTCTGAAGTGAATATCAGTTCCGGGTATTGGAGGCGCAGGTATTGACAAACGCTCTTTTGGAGGTCGTATTCTAATGGTTCGCGAACCTTGGGGCTTGGGCATTTAGGAGGCATTTGTGTGATTTAATCTGTGCAGAATCCGGCTTGACAACCGCTTCCCGTTCCAAAAAAGAAGTCTTGTTGGAGGCCGACCCTCTTAACTTGTTCGTAGGTCATTTCTTTCTTCCACCTTCTATTGGGTGTTTCTTGATCTGCAAACCATTGCATCTTGTTTGGCTCATCCTCCCAATTCTTCCTGAGTTGTTGAACCTGCTTCCAAAAGCAACCAACGCAGTTGCTATCTGGCGGGAATGTCAATCCGCTACCCAAAGCCCAATCCCGGACTTGAATGTGATTAACCTTGTCTTCAATTAGGGGGAAATAACCCTCTCTCCATTCAAGGGTTGCCCACTTATTCCGGGTATTGCGCTTACCAACGATGCCCTTGAAAGATGTTGATAGTCTTTCGGCTCGTTCCTTTTCATCGTACCGAAACCCCACGCCCATCTTGACCTTCTCCCCTATTGTCTTAAACCACCAATCAAAAATGGGGCGCATCTTCATTTCGGTTGTGCAGAAACGCCACTCCTGGTTGGGAAGAATATTGCCCTTCCATTTGTTTGTTTGCTCAAAGGTCTTGCCTGTAACCCAAATTATCTCTCTGCCTATAAGTTGTTCCAAGTCGCGCATTGCGTAAAGCGTTGTGTCGCTTTCTGCGGTTGCAATAAACTCAGTCCCTATTTTGTCCGAAACAAAACGGACAAGGCTTTCGTCTTTAGGAGTGCAGTTCTTGTCCTCAATTCTTACCAAGGCAAAGACATTGTGATCTGCGGGATAATGAGCCGCCATATAAGACGATGTTTTACCACCCGATAAGCTATTAACTGTTTGCATTGATGTCATTTAGTTCTGCGACTTGATAAAGCCTCTCCGCTAAATTGGAGATGTCTTCGTGAACTCTCTCGCAGTAAAAGAGGCACTTCTTCTGGGCGTAATCATTCATCTTGTCAAAGGTCGGCTTGGATAGATGCTTCTGCAAGACGAACTCTTGCAGGAGGGTCAGCACATCAATGGGTTGGAAATGCTCTTTCACTCCTTAAACAATTTCGGGGATGGGCATCCAAATAAGTACATCAGGGGGGAACCAAATGCGGTTCTCGGAATGCCACGCTTGGTCGTGTTCGTTCCACGAAGCAACGACTTGCAATCCTTCCCTGTCAGTAATTAGCACGGGTTCCCCGTCCTTTGGCATTTGAAGTTGTGGTATTATCCAGCGCATGGCTTAAACGATTTCGGGGATGGGCATCCAATAAAGGACTTCGCTGGTGAACCAAGAGTGTTCCTCGCAGTACCACTTATTGGTTTCAAATTCATACCAAGCCACAACTTGCATTCCCTCAATATCAGTAATCAGTACGGGTTCGCCATCCTTGGGCATTTGGTCTTGGGGTCTTATCCAGGGCATTGGTCTTGGGGTTAATTGGTTAGGTGTTTTGGCTTGATGAAGAACGAGGTCAGCAGGATGACGATGAACACCACAAAGACGAACATCAGCGTAATCCATAAGGGAGCAAAGCACCAACCCCACGAAATAATCGTAGGGCTGATGAGCTTCGCAACGCACAACAATCCGCAAAGGATGGTCGGCCATTTAAAGACTGACCCCATTAGAATGGCATATCATCTTTGGTCTCCTGAACATCTGCCTTTGGGGTAGGTCTCCAGGTATTCAACTCGGCATTGTGAGTGCCGTACTTATCCGCTTCACGCTTCGGCCAACAAGCGACTCGGACATAGCCCTTATCGTCTTTGTGTTCCTGAAGCCAGGCAGCGAATTGGTCTGCATTAAAAGAGAGTTCAACAAGCTCCTTGCCTGCGATAATCTTCTTGTTAATGTAAATCCCTTTTGCGTAAACTTTTGGTGGGTTTTGTTGTGACATTTTCTTTGGGTTTGTAGAAAGGTTTAGGTTTTCGGCAGCCAATTTTTTCGGAACGCTTGTACTTCCGGGCATACCATTCGGAAGCGTCAATCGTGTAATTCTTGGGGTGCGAGTAGTTGTCGTACCCTTCTGCATAGGCGGCTTTCAAGTGGTTGATTTCCTCGCGCTGATGAAGTTTGTCAGCCTTCTTCATTACTACGGTCTTCAGCACCAAGCCGGGTTGGTTGGATAGCCAATCCATAAATAGCTCTAAGGGGGTTGATTTGGGTTTAGGCATTGTTAATCATCTTCACTTTAATCATCGTACTCTCAACGCATCGGTCTTTCTTCTTACCGACAAGCGACTTGATTCTATCCTGGAGGCAGACATTGGCTTCGTCCGAGTTGTCCCAAAAGCCATAGTATTCATCCTTCATATCATCGCACCGCAAGAGGACGCAGAACTTGGTCTTAATCTTTGACTTGAACGCAGGGGCTTTGCCTTCAATGATGTTGCAGATGTTTTCCAAATCCTTGCGAGTTCCCCGGATGTTGTGGGTCGCTTCCTCTTCAATCAATCGGATGGAGTGGATTACCGTGCTATGGTCTTGGTTGAAGTAAACTCGGCCCAAAGACAGTTTGCTAATCCTGGTGTACTTGCGGATGAGGAAGGTGCATATCTGCCGTGCGTGGACGATGTTGGCCCTGCGGGTCTTCTTCTGCAAATCTTCTGGAGTGATGCCGAAGTAGGACGCAACCACCGAGATGATGTTCTCCGACATCTTGTTTTCAATCAAGCCGACTTTCTGTTCCATTTCTATTTCTTCTTCTTTTTATCCGTTTTCAGAACCAAAACGAGCCTGCCGCAGTAGGGGCAGAATGGGCCACCTTTGAGGTCAAGGGTCTTTTGGTCTGCATCGTGGGCCACAAGGCCGTGGTTCGGGCATTCTCCTGCGTATTTCATAGTTCAAAATCATCTTCACACCAGATGGGGGTTTTTTCTCCGACATAAGCTCCGCGAACATTGAACTCAAAATACTCTATGGCTTCTTCAATGGTCATATCATTTCGCAAAATGTCAATGCACTTGCTCACCGAGTAAACAAGCCTCATTGATGCCTCGTCCACACCGATAATGGCCCTATTAAGCCCTTGGGCTTTCAAGAAGGACTCATCCGGGTATCGGTCAATTATTTGTTCAAGAATGTGGCTCATAATTGAACTTTAGCCATTGCAGTACCGATACTGCCATTCCTGTTCTTGCGAAACAGAATCTCCATAACATCCCTCAACTCGTCCTTGTTGTAATCCGAATCATCCATATACTCCGAAGGCCGAAACACAAACAGAATCTTGTCTGCATCAAACTCCAACTGCCCCGTTTCACGCAAGTCGCTCATCTTGGGCCTCTTGCTCTCCCTCTGCTCCACATTCCTTGACAACGAAGACACCACGCAGAGCCATATATTCAGCCTCTTACATATCGCCTTGATGTACTTGGAGATGTTGGTGACTTGCTCAATCCTCGCTTTGCTTCGGTCTTCGGGCAGGGCCGAAATCAACTGAAGGTAGTCTATGTATGCCCCTTCAATCTTGTGGGTTTTGATGAGCTTCATTAACTCCAACTCAATCCTTCCGGGGTCGGCCCCAGGGATGTCAACGATGTGCAGGGGCGCATTCTTCACCTTGTCCACCGCAATGCCCATCTGCTGAAAGGCCTGCGGGGTGATGCGGTTTTGCGCATCCAAGAACGCTTCGCCATCAATGTCCGAAAGGTTGCTGACAAGTCGGGTCATTAACTGCTCGGTGGACATCTCCATCGTGAAGAAGGCCACCGCTCGCCCGGCAAGGGCTTGGTTCAAGGCGTACTGCACCGCAAGGGTGGTCTTCCCCATCGCAGGTCTGCCTCCCAAAATG